TCATCGATGCCGAGGTTTCGTGCCACCGTCGATGTGAAAATATCGTACAACCCTTCGATACGAGCCTGCATCCTGTTTTTGACATCTTCAGGCAGAGGTTCGTAGGGATTTCCGTCGACTTTGTGATCTCCAGCAAAGACGAAGGTGATTTTCACACCCATCTCGTCCAGAGCCTTCGAGTAATCGACGTGGGAGGTTACGACACCTACCGAACCGACGCCACCTGTGCGCGGTACGATAATCTTGTCGGCGACGGACGCCCATGCGTAAGCCGCGCTGTAGGCATGCTCGTTGACAAATGCCTGGATCGGCTTCTGGCCGCGCATTGCGAAGACCTTGTCGACCGCGTCGAAGCAACCTGCCACCTCGCCGCCACCCGACTCGATGACCATTGCGATCCGCTGGACTGCCGGGTCGGACATGCCGCGTTCAAAGGCTTTCTGGATGTAGATGTACCCGGTCGCCCAAGAGCCGAACTGATAGCTGAAGTCGTGCAGCAGGACGCCCTTGATCGGGATCATCAGCGTGCCGTTCTCGACCTTGTAAGGGCGGATGCTCGCTCGCCAACCAGACTCGTCTTCGGGCCAGAAATCTTCATCGGCTGACGCCGACTCTTTCTCCCGGATGGCGATCATCTGGACGGCCAGGTTGTTCATGCAATCGGATAGCCATTGCGCCCGGTCGTTGGCGACCATTACCGGGCTATTGGCAAATCGGGAGGTGAATGCGCTCATTGGTTGCCCTCATCTACGGCACTGCGGGGCGCGTCACCCGTGCTGCTCGGGGTTCCGCTTGCCGCGTTCATCATGTTCTTGCTGGAGGCGTCCTGCCCGAAGACAAGACCGAGATCGTCCATCATCTTCTTCTCGCGGGCCTTCTGGCGCAGTACCGCACGCCAGTCCATGCCAAGCGCCCCGAGTTCGGATTCCAGTGTGCCGAGGCCGTTATTGACCCGCAACACGGCAGCCTGGGTTTCCTTCAACTGGTCGATCTGACCCTTGGATGCGCCGAGCCAGTCGCAAGCCGAGTAGGCTTCAGCGTTCATCCCGTCGTACCACTTGGGGGCTTTCTTCGGCACGGTCGTGATCTCGCCGGCATTGATCGCCTCTTCGAGCCACAGACGATAGAACGTCGAAGCGAAACGGTCGGCCACGGTGCGCTTCTGAACCCGCATCCGGCGATCCGTCTGTGCGAGTTCAGCACGCAGGTTGGAGTAGTTGGCCTTGGAATAGTCCTTCGACAGTTCCGAGTAACCGACACCCAAGGCGGCGCTGATATAGCGCAGCAGAGATTCCTCAAAGCCTGACCCCACGCCGCCCGGTGTACCGGCGTTCTGGAGGCGCATCTTCGTGCCGGGGAAGAAATGGGGAATCTTCACCCCGTCGATCATAAAGTTGCGGCTCGACCCGGTGTATTGCGCGATGGCGGACAGGTAGCTGGTCGCGTAGTTGGCGACCGCGTTGGAGTCGATCCCGCCTGCCTGCTGCATCACAACGTCGGTTGGCAGATCGGACTCGATGGATGCTGCGTAGGAGGCGTTCAGCACGGCATTCTGAAGGACGACATCCCGGAACTTCCGGGTCATCTTCATCTCTTTCAGCGCGGCCACCATCATCGCCACGCCCCGGCTCTGATCCGGGCGCCACTGGTCGACGATGTGAATCATTTGCAGGCGATCCCAAGACGGGATGCCGACGACCTGACCGCGAGTAAGCGGAACGTACTTCCAGGTGAACCCGTCAGGATCGCTCCAGTCTGTCGGATGGCTGTTCCGGATATGGTAGCCGACCGGGGCGCCGTAGTTGTCGCGGACGACCCCGCGTCGGAGGAACTTGGTATCCGGCTGCCCGTAGGGGTTGCTCAGACGGTCGAGGTCGATCATCTGAAGGGCCGTACTGAACGGTCGGGTGATCTGACGAACCCATTCCACACTGGCGAGGACTTCGCCGGCCATTGTGTGAATCCCGACAGCCAGGCGGACGAGGCCAGTCAGCGTCTGCATCCGGGAAGCGTCCGGGTAATTCTTCGTGCTTTCGGCGTACAGGGTGAACTTCGACTCGGTTTCTTCCTGGAACTCTTCCGCCCAAGCCTCGTCAAGCCCGAGGTACTTGAAGTTCGGGCGAGCGTTGAGCATGAACATCTCGCCGACGATGTGATCCTTCTGGATCGTCGACCCGGATTGCACCAGGGCGTCGTTACGCAGAGTATCGCGCACCCGACTGTCCATGATCTGCTTTTCAGGCAGGATTTCCGCATCGGCGGACATGAACGGAGGCGACCAGAGCGCCATCTCGTTCGACATGCGGGACGAGGCGTCGTAGGCGCCCTGCATGGCGACAGTACCGATCAGCGGATCGACGTATTCGACGTTCATGCGAAGAACGGCCTGCCGGGGGCGAACGACCCGGATTGCCCGAGTTGTGCCTTGAGGGAAGTGATGTAGGCCAACAGCCGACCAGCGTTGGCCGGCGTGTAGCGGATCAACTCGCCGTTGGAGTCGCGGAGTTCGGCAACCGACTGGCCCAACATCAGGGCGTGATACGCCGCTTCAGCCTCCGCCAGTTGTGTCGTCAAATCAGCCATCGGGTTCCCCAATAGAATACTTGAGGCGAATCATACCTACCCGATGGTTTAAATTCAAAGCGAAAGTTGAGTTACCGCTTTCTTTTGGCAGGCTCTTGCAGCTTCCGGTAAGCTCTCTGCTCCAATTTCCGAACCTCATGGGGGTGCTGCTCGACCGTTCCCCATTTTCGATCCTGATAGCGACGCTCGCTTTCAATCGACTCATAGACGTTTACTGATTCCATTTTCAATCTCCCTCTCGTCAAGCCGTAACCGGAGAGACACCGGAATCTGTATGCTCTGTTTCACCGGCACGATTCTTACCGCATGCCGAACAGCGCATCGCCGGCAGCACCCGGTTATGGTAATGGTGGTCGTGATACCCGGTTGTCAGCCGGCCCTTGTGCCCGCAGTGTTCGCACACCACATCGGCGCTGAAATCATTTCCGATTTCGCTCGTAATTCTATCGATCTTCATGTTCAACCTCCGTTAAGTTGGTAAGTCGAATATTAAACCAACAGTTGAATTTATGCAAGCAAAGCAGCGAGATCGGCCAAAGATTTTTCTTGGCGCACCGGCTCAACCTTTTCCGAGCCGCCGAACACCAGTTCGTTGTCGTCCCACTCGTCGGCCCACGGTGGCGGGTTGTCCCAATCCAGATTCTCGATCTTGATCGGTCGGTAGAGCGACAGGGCAATCGCGTAGACGAGCAAATCCCACGCCTCGTTGCGGGCTGAAATCTTTTCCCATCCGTTCGCCGTCCGGGTTTCCGCGCACATCTCAGCCCAATACCAGTCGGGCAGCCAGTCGGGGAAACAGAGCATCCCGCCGCCCGGAGTTCGCCTGTCCAGCATCACGTTCAACTGATCCTTCAGCGCATCCGTGTTTATGAGCAGCACCGGGATTTCGCCCCTCGCTGCTGCCGAACGATCCTTGCGCTCGGAATCCGGGTAGCTGAGTTGCACGCGAGGTGCTGACTTGCTGGACGCACCTTTGAGCAGGATGAATATCTGGTGCAGGTCTTTGGGGAAGTCCGACCCGTCTGAATCCCGGAGCATCCGGTAGAAGTCGTAAGCGTTCTTCGTCACGCTGCTGTCGTTCTTCTTGTCCGCCGCGCCGCCCGAGTCGCAGCCTACCCGCTTGATCCGCATCCGGCGACCGGACTCATCGGACAACGGGTAGGTCTTGAGGATCACGCCATCGATCAGCAGTTTCCAGTCTTCGAGGTAACTGGCCGGGCGCACGCGCTCGGGCAAACCTTCTTCGTCAATGCGATTGGACTTCTTGATGGCGAAACGGTCGATCACAGTAATGTCGCCGCCGTGGCTGAAACCCTGCACCTGGACTTCGAAGCGGGACGCCTGCACGTCGACCGTGGCTTCCAAGAAGCGGATGCCCTTTGGAACGACCTTCTCGCCAATGTCCTTCGCCATTGCCTTCACGTCGTCGGGCATGCGGCCCGAGTCCATACCCTTCGGCAAGAACGGCATCCCCTGATCGGTGTTGACCGTCGTCTTCAAGGCTTCCTGACTTCCCGTGCGCTCGTATTCCTCTTCGGCCTTGAGGTACTTCAGGACGAGTTCCCGCCAGGTAGTGAAGCTGGCTGCCGGGCCTTTGAGCCAGAGGAGGCGAT